CCACGAAATTAATTCTTACTTTTTCGTATAGTTCACCGCACAAAGAAATTGTTTTAAGCCACGGAATAAGCATAATTACCAAGCCTGCAGGAACAGGCGGTAAGAGTTGTTGCGGATACGGCGACAGTGAGCACGTCGCCTTCCTGACCTTGGATGATAATGACATCAGCACCTGAGGTTGTAGCTATAAGAGAATTTAATGTATTGGCGGTTCCAGACGACGTTATAGTGACACTTGTTATGCCTGTACCTTGGACATAAAAGTAAACGAAACAATTAACAGACCTAGTTAAAGTGATGGTATTACTACCAACACTGAGAAATTCTTCTCTTCCATAGGTTATACTGTGTGAGGTACCAAAAGGTGCAGCAGGTGTTATTGTACCACCGGCATTGATTTTGGCTGATGGTCCAAGACTAGGACCAACCATGATTTGAGGAGTTCTGAAGCGTATCCTGTACGATACCCACAATTGCATTTTGACTCCTGCGTCGGAATTGTTTCCAGCAATAATGAACAAATTACCTACATCTGTGAGGTTCTTGTCAGTGACAGAACCAACCCGAACGAAATAGGTTTTACGTTTGTGAAGGTCATTATTATGGCAGATTAATCTAGAACGATTGAATACTGAAGTAGAAATAGCACTTTGGTTATTTAAAGCGGATGACTTGCTGATAGGAGCTGAATCAGTTGCGTCATACTCGGGAACGAGGGATATATAACCAGGTTCGCTAGTGGATACTTCAGGTAACAATTCAAATGATAATTCTAGGAAATCATATGATTCGTATCTGCTTGCTATACATGACAACCAGGGGAATGATCTTGGATCACCGGGTTGTAGGGCGAGTGTATCAACCACCTCAAAGGGGGAGACACTTCCTGTAACGTCTTGAATGAATTCTCTATGTCTTATAACAAAACCATTACCTTCGGATTGCATCCTGGGTTTACTGGATTTTACCATCACTCCTTTACTTACTGGAGCTGAGTTGATTTTGACATTGTTATTCCTTCTTGGGGGACGATTTCTTTGTTTTTGAACTTTACGTGTTCCTTTTGGTGCCCTATTAGACATACTAATAAGTTATAATATCGATTACACACCACTTCGCTAGATATTAGGACAAATATCTCTCTTATGCACCCACCCACCGATACCTGCATAAGCCTTGAAAGGGACTAAGTCCCTGATCCTTCATCTGAAAGGATATATTTATGGATTTACAATTTGATCATTTTAATCAAATTATAAATAATCTTTCCTTAACATTGCTGCAAAGAAAGGGTGTTCAAAATAGATTGGGAGTTCTTTTATTGCTCGAATCCTTGAATCACAGTCTTGAATGACTTCATAACTAACGTTATAACGGATGCTCATTCTGTCCATCCATTTGATTACATCTATTTTGTGAACGTGTTCAACTTTAACTTTCCAAAACCTACCAGCTAATTCTGGTAATTCAACATCAGTTTCATTACCTTTAGCGAATTGGTCAAAAACTTTAAGTAAAGCTCCTAAAACGGGATATCTACGAGGTACATGCTGTAAACTTCGAGATATGCTGTAACAAAAAGCACCAAGGGGATCCTTTGAATCTTTGAACAATTCACGTGGATCACGCATACTTTTTCCAATTTTAAGAACTTGGGAAGGCAAAGGAAGCCAATAAGGTCTATCTGTTTCTTCTTCAAGGTCAAACCAACCTTTAAGAAATGTAGCTTGCTTCATACTAACAGGACCGCCAGTCATTTCAAAACCTAACTTTTTGAAATGTTCATCATATTTATTAAGACCTCTGGAAATAGCATCCACCAAAGTCATGGTGACAACTAAGTTATTTCCAAGAGTTGTATCAGGTCCTCCAGTGTGGCGCTGAATTGGCATTTCCACTTTGATTCTCTGATTATTAATACGATCATAATAATATGTTGGTACTTTATGAAGAGCTCTAAGAGCCTTAATAACGTCTGGACTTACGCCCATACAGTTTAACACGTCGTATTCACTTTCAAAAGCGTGAATACTTTGAGATCTATCACATTTTGACACATCAAATTCATAATATTTAGTTCCACTTGGGTCTTGCATGAAAATTAAACTATCATCACCACTTACTAGAATAGCTGCTCTAGTATTACCTTCTTCTATCATAACTTCACAAAATTCTTTAGCATCCCAAAATGCATCAGCAATATCAGAAGACTGTAAGCCACTGCAAATGACTATACTTATAGACATAGTTTCTCCTTCTATAGCTAAATTGGGGATGTTAAATCCATTTTTGAACTTGTTTCGTAATAAATATAAGGCTTGTTTCATAGAATTAAAAGCGTAAGCTTGTAATGTGCTAGAAACATTATTTATGGTGCGGGGTTTGATGTGAAGATCCATGTTGATAAGATCTTTAGCTGGCAGAATTTCGTTAGATTTAACGAAAACTTCTGAACTGAGTTTGGGGATAACAGATTGATGCAATTCCAGGCATGCAAAAGTAGCACGTCTTCTCTTTGCGCGTGTATCCATATGTTTTATCCAGTCATCTTCAGAGAGATCAGGCATGGTGAGTCTATCTGCCAACGTATTTCTCAAACGTCTCTCAAATATTTGGCGTATATGTGCCCAGCGTGCAGCTTGAGGACATAAACCCTTGTGATCATAAGGACAGTCACAAGAAAAACATTTGATGATGTTGCGTCTTTCAAGTGCATAGGAACAAGCTTGAGGACCAGCTGGCCTATACATGAAAGCGTTTGTTTGAAAAATAATAAAGTAGCCTATTTTTCGTGCTTTGACGATGTCACTCCATTCAGGGAAATTGAATTTATTTGGAAAATCCATTTTCGGTCTCACTATGGACCCAAAGGGTAGAATTTCTGTATGAGGTATTGGATCAACAATTACATTGCAATCCTTATAATTATCATACCATTTTCCTTTTGGTTCTACCACCTCCTTATCATTGGACTGAGAAGGAGGATTGAAAGCCTGATAAATCGCTGCAATTATGCTGCCGATTAGAAGTGCGATGGCTATATTCTTTCCACTTAGATATTTTCTAAGCAGCGTGAGCGCGCTGCCAGCGATTGCTGGCATAAAGAATCCTTGCTCGTAAGTTAAATACAATACCATTATGTTATAAACCAGATGAATAATGTATCGTATGTAAAAACTTGGAATTAAACCTTGTGGATTGAGAAGAATATAATGGAAGAAGATTTTCCATGCAGCCATGCCATAAGCGCCCATTATAAAAGCTTGGGCCGCTTCAATGCTGGTGATCAATGTTGCTCCTAAAGGAGGAAACAATGTTTTGATTATTTCTTCAATCAAGGGGGCCCCTAAAATAACATAGCCAAGCATGTTACGTAGTGGTCTTAGGGACTCTTCATGGAGCACTTTGCGTAGGTACCCTGGTCGCCCTAGTCCTGTGTCCAATACTTTCTTTAATTCCGGTGATTCTGGCACGAGTATCTGTGTTCTTCTGCGAATTGCATTAAACAATTCTTTAGGATTAGCAGTAGCAAATCCGGGAAAGACAGAACGATATTTTCTTTTGAAAATAAAGCAACACAAGGCTAAAAGCGAGACTCCAACTACTTTGCGAACAGGTATTTTCTTAAATGAAATTTCATTTACGTTAACAAACCCTTGTTCACGATGCGCGTTGAGCTGTACTAACTGATCCCGGACGCCGGAAATAGCAGTTTGTATCAGTCCCGTTTCAAGACCTACTCCACTATATAATGCATAGACAGCTGTTTGGGTGACTATGTCATCAAATGGGAGTGAAAGGCGTGAGCAGACTACTTCGTACTTGTTCTCTACCATATATGAATTTACAGCACTAATTACTTGCTGTATCTGAGCTGAATTTCTTGTTTTCAAACCCATGGAAGCTGCTACTTTTATAGCAGCTGGTTCACATATGATGTGGTACTCATCTTGTACCGATAGAAGACCAACATATCCTAAACCACTAAATCTTTTGACTTTGCTCCAAGCCCAATGACTCCAACTTTCTGGAAGTTTGACGCGTTGGAATGGAGCACGAGTGCCAATTATCTGACAAGGATACTTATCAGGATAATTACCATCAACTCGAACTATTTTAAAAAGAACATAGTCAGAGAGAGATCGATGAACCGTCCAAGCTATAGTATGTGTCTGCGTACTAAAACTGGAAGAGCTCAAGAATTTTGAACGTGGGGTGGGAGGCCAAACTTGTGCGTTTACGTTTGACCATTGTAGGATACCTTCAGGTGTTTCTTTCCAAACACCTTCACCTCCGAAAACCGTTCCTGCTGATCCAATTTGATGTGCTTGGATGAGCAAGTACGCTTTAGAAATGTTAAAGTCATTCATTTCCTTCAAAATCTGTGCAGGAGTGAGTGCATAAACATCAATATAAGCCATTACTGCCCTTGACGGATCGACCATACTTGGATCAAATGACTTACCATCATATCCTTGGGCTATATCATGTGGAACAATCCAAGGTGAATGAGAGTAAACAGTAATTGGGTTACCTTTCTTGATTATTGAATTGCTACATAAAGCATTCTTGTTGCGAAATGCTTTGAAAATAGCGTTACAATAAGCAATAAATCGAGAAGCTTTGCCATACATATCAATAATAGCATTTGAATTAGATTCGAATGCTTTCATGATAATTTCTTTCATGAGGGCTTCACGACATACAGCTGCGTTCGGATGATCACATAGTTCTGTGGTTGATCGAACGAGTAATTTTTGTAAATTAACTCTACAAAAATCATCTTTTGGCTTAGGATGATGAACTGAATGCGAGAGCTTATGAAGCTCATCGATCTGTTCGGATCTATCCTTAGTGAAAGGTTGCTTTGGAGATTGAGAAATGGAGCTGTCATCATGACTAGAAGAAAGGGAAATGCTTACGGAAGCATCACGTTTCTTAGAATCTTTAGATTTACGTTTAGCACCATCTCTGGTTTTGGGGGTCTTCACCACTCTACTGGTAATAGTCTTGAGTGGTTTGCTAGCTTTTCTACCTACATCAACTCTTGAAAGCGGAGAACTGGAGCGCTCTTTTGAAATTGATTGAAGTCTAGCGGATTTACCTGCAGGTTTGGGGTCCGCTGCAGGACTCACCTTAATAGAAGCCGTATGAACAGGCTTTACTGTGGTGAGAGTTATTTTGGGAATTTCCACTGCTGGTTGTACATATTTACCCACTGATTTAGAAGCATCTAGTGGTGGACAAGGCATTGATGGGGAAATTACCGGTTGACGCGATGATTGAGTGGAGGCGAGAGATGGTTCATTTGAAACATCAGGTACTCCACAGGGCTGATCGGAGGCCGAAGAGGGATT